AAAATCCATTATGGCATAACTAATGTTTATTACGCCGTAGTCACCGAAACTTTAGGTACAAATGGCCAGTATACAGAATCATACGCCACACCTAAGAGATTAATCGGTGCTCGTTCTATCTCACTCAGCCCAAGTCAGGAAACTGTCAACTTCGCAGCCGATAACGATGCTAACTATTACACAGATAACATCTTCAGCGGTTACGAGGGTAACTTAGTTCTTGCTACATTGAGCGACGACTTTAGAACTGAGGTCTATGGCGAACAGACAGACACGAACGAATTAATCGGTGAATCAATTTATGACCAGCCGAAGAAGTTCGCTCTGATGTTCCAGTTCGAGGGCGACGAAAATGCAACTAGACACGTATTATATCGTTGTACCGCTGGAAAGTATGAAATCTCAAGCGAAACAAAGGACACCACAGTCTCACCGGGAGAAATCTCAATTCCTTTAACAGTCGGCGGACGTCTTTCCGACGGCTTAGTAAAGTGGAAATGCGGAGCAGACAAGGCTACACAGTACAACGCTTGGAATACGGCCGTATACGTGCCAACTATCGAATAAGGGTGGGAGCATTCTCACCCTTTTTTCATTAAGGAGATACTATGGAAGAAATTATCAAAATCGGAGAACACGAAATCGGAATGAAAGTCAACGGAAACACACCTCGATTATATCGTGAAATATTCGGACGTGACTTAATTGTGGACTTCTCAAACCTGATCAAACACATAGACGGTAAGAGCGGAGCATTAAAAGGTGACTTCGACTTCTCGACCGTTGAAAACTTGGCCTTTACAATGGCTAAGCAATACGACCCGTCACTTGTAAGCATTAACGAGTGGCTGGAACAGTTCGGCATTGATGACATCTACTTATCAATGGCTCACATCGTGGGCTTATGGGAAAAGAGCAAAAAGACCACGTCCGAACCAAAAAAAAACATAAACAAGTAAAACGTGAATATAATACCGCTCTGTATTTACTTCGATGTACTCAGCTCGGGCTAAGATATGACGACCTCGACCATTTAACTTATGGAATGGTTCAGGATATGTTCATTGAGAGCGATAACGACTCAGTCGAGTATGATTACGAGGCAACGCAGAGCGATTTCGATAAATTCTAGAAAGGAGCGATTATATGGCTGGCAAGAAGATCAGGGGCATTACTATCGAGCTCGGTGCGGACTTTACGCAAGTCACGGACGCATTTAATAAAGTTAGTAAAGACCTATCATCTACCGATAGCAAGTTAAGAGATGTAAACAAACTTCTTAAACTAGACCCGTCTAACGTCGAGCTATTAACACAGAAACAAGGCTATCTTGAGGACGCTATATCCTTAACGGCTCAGAAACTCTTAGAAGAGCAGAATATGCTGAACGCTCTACCGAGCGACGCCAACGGGGAACTGACCGAGCAACAGAAAGCCTTAAGCCGTGAAATAGAGGCGACTAAACTTCAATTAAGTGGTTATGAGACTCAATTAGACGACGTGAAGAGTCAGTCGGACGCAGCTAAAAAGTCCAGCACAGACCTCGGAAATGAGGTCGAGACGGCTGGGAAGAAAGGCGAGAGTGCGAAGTTCTCATTCTCTGACCTTAGCGGAGTCTTAACGGGCTTAAATCAGGGTGCGGAGTTATTCAAGAAAGGCGTTCAAGCCGTCAGCGGTGCTTATGACGCTCTGATCGGTGACACCGTAACACTCGCAGACGATTTACTTACACAGTCGACCGTCACGGGTCTTTCAACTGACGAGTTACAAGAATACGCTTATATGGCTGAGTTGGTCGATACTGACGTCAGCACAATTACGGGCTCCTTGACTAAACTAACGAGGAATATGGACTCAGCTTCGAGCGGAACTGGCTCGGCGTATGAGGCTTTTCAGCAATTAGGAATCGACATTACAAACACCGACGGCTCTATGCGTTCGGCTAATGATGTATTTAACGAGGCTATTGACAAGTTAGGGCAAGTTGAGAATCAGACCGAAAGAGACGCTCTCTCAATGGCTTTATTCGGTAAAAGTGGTCAAGAGTTAAATCCTATTATCGAGGCTGGTTCTGAACAGTTAGACGCATTTAGACAAGAGGCTTACGATATGGGCTATGTCTTGGATAACGACACATTGCAGAGCCTGGGTGGTATTGACGACAGTATGCAAAGACTAGACAAGGCATTCGACACGGCTAAAAATACGATAGCCGTTGCGTTGGCTCCAGTAGTTGCGGACTTAACGGAAAAGTTTGTTGAATGGGTTCAGTCCGTAGACTGGGACGAGGTAAAAACTAACGTCAAGAATGCGTTTGATAAAATCGGAGCAGCTATTAAGACAGTATGGCCGATTATTGAGAAATTAATCTCCCTGATCGGTGGAGCGATTAAGATAGCGAACGATTTATTCAATGGCGATTTTGAGTTTCCTAAGATTAAACTACCGCACCCGTATATCAGCCCTCGTGGCTGGAAATTGACGGACTTGTTACAAGGCGTTAAACCTAGCATTGGAATAGACTGGTACGCTAAAGGTTATGACGGCTTAGTCTTAGACGGTGCCACAATATTCGGAATGAATAAAAACGGCGAGTTTATGGCTGGCGGTGAAAGAGGAAGAGAAATCATAATCGGTGAAGATAAACTCCGTTCAATGATGGGCGGAACTGTTATCAACGTCACAGTCAACGAAGCAAACAACGCAGAGGCAACGGCTGAAGCGGTAATGAATAAAATGAACTTAGCAATAGCAACGGAAGGGAGAGTTTGGAGATAATGTTAAATCATTTCACTTATAACGGACACTCCACGGGTGAGTTCGGGCTTTTAGTTAGCGGTGCTAATATTTACGGAAGCCCGTCACGAGTCGTTGAAAAGGTTCAAATCCCTTACAGGAACGGCGACCTGTTAATTGATACAGGCGTTTATAATAACTACATACTGACCTATGAAGTCAGTATCATAGACAATACTAAAGCCACCGCTCAAGAAATAAGCGAGTGGCTTTTATCTAGTAGGGGCTATAACAGATTAGAGGACACTTACGTCCCTGATCAGTTTAGAATGGCCTCATATTACAACCAGTTAGACTACACGCTTACAAGTTTGAATCGTTTCGGACGTGCGACGATTTCTTTCGACTGTAAGCCTCAGAAATACCTCAAGACGGGCGAAACGACTACCACCCTAACAACTAGTGGCACGATAACAAACCCGACGCAGAACGCCTCTAAACCGCTCATTCGTGTTTACGGAACAGGGACGCTCACGGTGAATGATTTAGAAATAACGATAAACTCAGTCGACGAGTACGTGGACATAGACTCCGAAAGAATGCAAGTCTTCAAAGGCTCGGTGAATAAAGGTTCCACGGTCTCAATGACCGACTTTCCTGAGCTTGTCGGTGGCGAGAATACATTAACTCTGAGTGGTTTAACTCGGGTAATCATTACGCCGAGGTGGTGGCGATTATGATTCCTAGATTATTGAATGCGAACGTCACCGACTTTACTCAGGTCGGTATTCCATTAACTGACACGGAATATTGCAAGGTAAAGGAAGAAAGAAACGGCGTCTTCGAGTTAGAACTAAGAGTCGCAACGACAACACCATATTTCGAGGAACTGGAAGTCGGAAAGATAATCGTTGCTAAGCCTAATCACGATCAGGGCTTGCAAGCGTTCGAGATTTACGAAATCACTCGACCGATTCTCCAGCGTGTAACAGTAAGAGCGAACCACATCTCTTATCGAACATCATTTATCCCGGTAAAGCCGTTCAGTTGCACGGGAATCACAGAAACATTAAACGGGTTAATCACCAACTCAATGGAGACTAACCCGTTTACTTTTAATACTACTATCACTAACGAACAGAGCACTTATAACCAAACGGCTCCAGCGTCTTTACGTTCCCGTTTAGGTGGAACTGAGGGCTCTGTTTTAGACGTGTTCGGTGGCGAGTATAAATGGGACAACTTCACCATTAACTTACTTTTACACCGTGGCCAAGATAACGGCGTCGAGCTGAGAGTGGCTAAGAACATCTCGGACTTAGAACAGACTAAGAACCTCGAGAACGTCGTCACGGGAGCGTTGCCTTATTGGTCTAACGAAGACGGAACGGTATTCTTCTACGGCGATATTCAATACAACTCAGCCGTTACAGATTACGAGTATAAGAGGACGGTAGTCCTTGACCTCTCTGATCAATTCGAAACCGCACCGACATCATCACAGTTAAACTCGGCAGCCGTCGAATATCTGAGCCAGTCTAATTTAGGAATACCGACTACAAACATCAAACTTTCATTCGTGGACTTAGCGGACACGGACGAATATAAAGACTCTCCGCTGGAGCGTGTCAATTTATGCGATGTTGTTAATGTCTTGTATTATCCTCTCCTTATTTCATTCAAAGCGAAAGTTATCAGCCTGACTTTCGACGTTCTAGCGGAGCGTACTTTAGAGGTAGAGGTTGGGGACAGTAAGAGCACAATATCGAAGACTATCTCTGATTTAGTCGGTGATGTATCTAGCGTAGTCAAGACAGGCAAAAAGCTAGTTAGTGTTACTCAAAAAATCGACCGAGAACTAGGCGAAGTATCCACCACAGTATCTAGCGTGCAAGAGCAAGCAGACGCACTTGAAACGAACGTAACAAGCCTTACTCAAGATTTAAGTGGCTTTAAGACTACTGTCAGCAACACTTATGCAACCAAGAGTGCCTTGAGTACCACTAACACTAACGTTAGCAACTTGAGAAGTGACTTGAACACTACAAACGACAACCTTGATACATTGCAAGGAAACTTGGATAGCACGAACAACACTATAACTACTATTCAAGAGAATGTATCTACTATTCAGCAGACAGCCTCTAGTATTCAAACTCAAGTATCTCAAACACAGACCGATTTACAGAATAACTACGCTACCAAAAGCGAGTTAAGTAGTTCTGTTTCTTCTCTGTCTACTACCATTCAGCAGACAGCGAGCGATATTACTTTAACCATTAGTGATGTGCAAGATGTTATCAGTTCTCAAGGGCAACAGATTACTACCTTGGAAACCTACATTAGAGCAACGTCAAGAGGACTTGAAATATCAAGAAGTAGTGACGAAGTAACAATGGTATTGAGCAATACAGAGTTAGGCTTTTACAACAAAGCAAACACAAAACTAGCGTGGTTAGATAGTGCAGACGGCTTGGGTGCTAGTGCATTGAGCATAGGTGACGCAACAACCGCAAGCAATAGATGGCGAATTTTTACTAGACAGAGTGGGTCACATCTCACATTTACAAGGCACAGTTAAGAGGTGATTAGATGGCTAATTATGATGCAACGAGTGGTTCATATACCACAAGGCT